CATCAAACAAGGCTGTTTTCTTGGCAAGCGACGCCTGCAAAATTTCAAGGCGCCGTCCCATCACTCCCCTCCCTGCTGGGAGGCGGAAATCGCGGCGTCGATAGCGGCGTCGAGTTCTTCGCCAGCGCGATACTCATAGGTGTGATATCCACCAACACCAGGGATGGTTTCGTCTACTGGCACGTAGCCCGTGCGCTTATCCAGGACTAGGGCAGGATCGCTTTTGGGATCGCGCAGCCACCGATACCGCGCCGCATCCCGCGCATCGCCAGCAGCGGGAGCGGGGCGGGCATGCCATCCGGCCGAGAAGATCTCTTCATATGTGAGGCGGGGCCATACCCCACGACGGTCGTACCAAACATCGAAGGCGCCGCGCCAGTCCTTCGCACCCTCATCCGCCACCGTGGAGGCGGGGCAGCACGACTTGACGTACTCGGCGATGCCCGGGATGTCCTCGAAAGCGATGGTGAAGCCGCGCCCCTCGCAGCACTCGCAGTCTTCCTTGAACGTCTGCACATCGGTGACGCACATGCCAACCCGGCGCTCGACATAGACGAAGCCGTCGCCATCGCAGTCTTCGCAGGTCAGTTCCCAATCCCGTTCCGGCTGAGCGCTGGCAGGTGCAGCCGCGATCATGGCGGCGTAGGCCCCATGGAACTCGGCGTCGGTGTCTTCGCTGAAGGGCCCCGTATCCCAGGCGTCTTGCATCGCCTTCGTCGCGCGCTCCGGCACCAGCTTCCATCCATTGTTCGTGTTCATGCTCTCAGGCTCCGGGGAAGAAGAATTCCACCGCGCGGCGGCAGATGTACAAAATGGCGGCGGTGGCTAACAGCAGGCCAATACAGAAGCCAGGAAGACCCAAGGCCATCACCAAATCAACTACCGGGTCGTCGTCGGACGTGGGGGCATCTTTGGATTCCATTCGGATCTCCAGGCAATAGAAGGGCAGCCCCGGACAGACTGCGGGGTACGGGGCTGCGGGGGAGGGGTTACGCGGCCAAGCGCTGGAAGGTCATGCGCCGGTGGGCTTCTCTGGCCTTGTGAACGTCATCAGCGCAGTACGCGATCAGTTCGGCAATGCGGCCAGCTTTCCAATAGTCGTAGACCTGGCTACCGTCGATTTCGCCTTTGCCAGGAAGGCCAAGGGCGGTGCATAGGTTGTCCAGCGAGATACGGTTGCCGTGCCCAGCCCATTGGGTCATGGTGTCGAACACTGAATCGTCCCAAGGCCGCGCGCCGAAGGGGATAGCCAGCGGCGGCTGTACGCCAGTGATGACTGCGCGCTGGTAGATGAACCGAAGGTCAAAGCCGGTCACGTTGTGACCAATGAACACCGGGCGGCGGTTGGGGTCGATGCCCTGGCGGATCATGTCGAACGCGACAGCCAGCGTTTCCGCCTCGGTCGACGCGTGGGCAACAACCGGGTCAGAGTCATCAAATGCGAGACCGATCATCAAGACTTGGCCGGACGCGCCATTCAGCGCCGTCTTGCGCCATTCCTGCTCGGCTAGTTCAGGCCCCTTCGATTCTTTGAAGGTGCTTACCCATTGAGCGATCATGGCGTCTTTGCTGGTGAATTTGATTTGGTCCTTGTCCGTCAACCCCAGCTCAGCTGCCGCCTGCTCCTTCGTCAGCGTGGACGGCGCCTTGAAGTTCTCTTTGGCGTCGCCGATGAAGGCTTGCAGCGCACCGTCGCGCAGGTCCGGCAGCGTTTCGATATCAAGGTAGACGTGGGTCATTGGCTGTCCTTCGATCCAAGCATCTGCATTTGATCCGCGATGATCTCGGTGACGTAGCGCTTGATTCCGTCCTTTTCGTACTCTCGGGTTTGCATACGGCCCTGGATGAACACCTGCTTGCCCTTCTTCAGGTACTCCCCGCAAATCTCAGCGAGCTTCCCGAAGGCGGTGACGCGGACCCATTCTGTCCCTTCCTTGCTGCTGGTCTTCCAGCCGCAGGCCAGGGAGAAGTTGGCGACAGCGGCACCGTCAGGCGCATATCGAACTTCGGGGTCTTTGCCAAGACGGCCGATAAACTGGCATTGGTTAAGGTCGTTGCTCATTACGCTGCCTTCTTGAGTTCGCTCATGCGTTGGTTGAAATGCTGGGTGACGAGGCGCTTTTGGTCGGCTGCAAGGCCGTTCATCAGCTTCACCAAGTCAGGAACGGTCGCTGCGGCGTTCATCTGTGCCACGATCATCGCGTCGGCTTCGGTGGCCTGAGATTCGGCTGGCGCCGTATCGTTTTGTGCCTGGGTAGGCCGAGTAGACGAGCCTGATGCCGCGTTGCCGTCGTCGTCATCCTGGTAGACGCCAGTAATAGCCGCCAAGGCGTAGCGCCGGGCATAGGTCATCGCGCTTCCGTATCCTTGAGGGTCTTGCTTCGGCAGCGGCATAACCAGTGTGTCGGAGATCCACTCGCCAGACTCGTGCATAAGCATCGTCGTCAGGTGCAGGCGGTTGTCGTCGGACGGGCTGGCGGTCTGGATGTACACGATGCCAGCGGCGTTCAAGGCTGGTTTGACAGCCTCGATGACGGCGGGCAGGTCGGCATACTTATTCTTGAAATGCGGGTTCGTGGCGTCCTTCTTGGCGAACTCCGTAGCCTTCTGGGCCGCTAAGAGTGCCGGCGCGATAGCCTTCATCGATTCGCTGTGTTGCATGGTCTTGCTCCTGATGTTCGAGTTCTTGCTGATAGGCCAGCGCGGCAGCTTCATCGTCCTGTGAAGATGCGAAGTAGTTCATGCCGATTCCTCCGGCACACCGGAACGAATGCGCAGAAGGCGGATCGTATCGGTGGTGAATTTGCTGTCCGCGTCGTGTCCGAACCATTCGCACGCGTTGACGACGCCGAAGGAACGAATCGCGTTATCGAAAGCGTCGGCTGGTACGCGCTCTTCAACAGGATGAATCTCGCCCGGGCCTCCGTGAGGGATTCGGCTCATGTCTATTCCTTTGCGGCGTACATAGTCCCGCCTTCCTTCGCCACCCGTTCCTGCTCGTACTTGTCGAGAGTGGGGCGAAGAACGCAGGTAGCGAGCAGAAAAACGGCCCCGAAGAAGATCATGAGGCCGTGGGTTTTGAGGAAGGTTAGGAGGCGGATCATTGGGCACCTCGGGCGCGGATCATGGCGTCGGCAACTCGGTATGCGTGTTCGACCACACCTGTGACGCACCACTGCTGCCATCCCTCGATGCTCAGAGTCTTGTCGGCCCTGTCGCCGTAGCGCTGGTCATCAGGCACGGCCAGCATTCCCTGCATGGCCTTGGCCGCGAAGTAGTCGCGCAGGGTCATGCCTGGAGCGCGTAACCCGCAGTCGGACCATGGGAACGCAGAATGTCCGTCGTTAACGGTAGGCATGCTCACCCCTCCAATTCGATGTTGACCGCGTGCTTGATATCGCGCTGCAACCCAAGCACCCACGGGCTATTGCTGTTCATCACCGCGTACAGGATCGCCATGTGGTCAGCAGGACCGAGATTGGCGAAGAAGTCCGCATCGCCCAGCCGCTTTGCCCAGAACAGCGCGTCGTGGCCGTCTGCATCCCAGCTAGCGGGATTGCCAAGCGTCTGGCATACGTCCTGTACGGTGGCGGTCAGGACTTGCAGGTGTTCGTCCCCGTGCCATCTATCCATCACGGTTCTCCTCGGGCGTGATATTTTCCAGTTGCAGGTAGAGAGTCTCAGCGTCCTGCTGAATTTCGAGTGGGATACCGTCTTCGGGGCGGCATTCGTTGAAGTAATCGTCTCTGTAGTGGTTGTAGTCACAGCCGATCTTCAGCATGCTGCGGAGCTTTTGCCAGTCGTACTTGATTCCTCTGGCTGGCTCTGAACTGATCTTTTCGTCGTAGGTGCAGCCGCCATGGAAATCCAGGTTGTATGCGCGCTCCGGATCTTTAAACAGAGGATGGTTGTCGTAGATGAGGGCGTACATGTTCCATACCCACTTCCCAGACAAGTCCCAGCAGCGAATCTGGATGCCAAACGTGTTGGTCTTCAATGTCCACTCGCGGGCCAATTCGAACTTGAGCTTTTTGTCTTCCATGTGATCTCCAATCAAATGTCCAGCGAGTTAGGTGCAGCCCTCCGGCCAATTCCTCACCACGTTCAGCCGATCACGCTCCGTGCGCACAGATTGCTGTAGGCCGATTGCTTGAAGGGTGGGGGAGGGCTGCGTAAGAGGGAGGGGGAGGCCGGGAGCTACCCGTATATCAGCGGCGGGGAGGCCAGCGGCACATCATCCCTGTTGATCCTGGCTGGCCGGATTACAAGATCCGGTGCCTGCTGGTTTCCTGCATACCCCCTACAGACGACACTGCGCCCCGATGCAAAGCCTCGGTTTGTCGTACCCGTTTTCGCGTGTTGAAAGTTGAGTTGTGCAGCGTGGCTAAGGCGCTGCCGCAATGTCGTCTGTGGGGAGTCCTGGCCTTTAACGTCGCCAGGGCGGACGGATCGGGTACTTCTTCACCGTGGGCGCATGAAGCCACAGCCGTTTCCGGCCCTTCTGCCCTTTCCACCGATCACACGGTCTGCTCTTTGATGGCCCCGGATGCGATCCCGAGTTGCGCATCACAAACGGCCTCTGGCCACTTGATACGCCGCTGTGTTTGTAGCCGTCGCTGCCCATCGCCTGGGCGGTACTGCTGCCATCAAGGGAGGCGGCTGCCCGAGCAGTCCCGAGTCCTGCAGGTAGCCCCAAGTAGCGGCGGGGCACTCGGCTTGCTTGATCGACGCTCAACTGCCTCTCTTGATAGTCCTGCGCTCTTACCCGGCGCAGGTTAGGTACTGCTATCTAGGGTTGTGTGCGGCCTGCCAGCCGCTTATCTAAGTTGGTTGGATAGTCACTAACCCCATTCCGTTTTCCACGGCCTCGGCCGTGTGGCGCGGGGTTTGTCAGCGATCACGGGTGGCAGCCCGTGGATAGGCTGGGTGTGGCGCGTGTGCAATTCCACGCCCAGCCAGAAGAAGATCAAGAGCATTGCCTGTTGCTCCGTAGTTGATAGCGCCGCGTTTCGTGCGGCTACGGCTGCTATGCAGCACCAGGGGGAGTTATTCGGTGGCCGCTATCCGTTTTGCAGCGGCCAAGGCGAGGTCAAATCTCTGGAACCGTTTAAGGCGCCCAGCCATCCCCTTGCGTCGGATGGCGAACCAGCCCGGCTCAGCCCGGTAGACCATTAGCGCGGTGTCGGGTAGATGGTGATAGCCGAGCGGGCAGAGTGTCACGCCGGGAACATTGGCAGCAGATTTCGCATGCTCGTCCCCGACACAGGCCATACCACCGTTATGCATTACGTGAACCGTTGCCATCTCGTTCTCCTTGTTAATCGGTATGAATCCTGAAAGAAGCGGGATCACTGGCTCATGCAGTACGCGAGGTGAACCGCCAGCGGTACTTCGTACTCGGTGACCGTCAAGGCCCAGCCGCTTGCGGTTTCGGTTCGGCGCGTTCGTTCGATCACCAGACCGCGATCAATCAGCTTCTTGACCGTGCGCTTGCTGGGTTGAGGCCATGGTGAGCCATCGGGATACTTCGAGCCGACACGCCACCCTTGCAGGCAGATCAGCCATTCCTGCGCCTGTGTGAGCCCGCTGAAGTCGTAGCCCGCATCCAGTTCAGACATGCCTATCTCCTTGTTCATTCGTAAGCCCGCTCTAGGAACGGGCTGGCTAGTACCGCAGGAGGCGAACAATCCGCTGCCCGTTTTCGTTCGGCCTATTGCAGTGTTTGGCAATGGCGTGCCAGAACTTCAGATCCCGGTGCTGCCCCCGCCGGAACTTCCGATCACGGAACAAGCGGCGTTCGGTCGAACGTGAATTGAGGGCCATCTGCTGTCTCCTGTTTTCATTCGTCAGCCAGCACTCAATGAGTGGGCTGGTGAATGTGGCCTCAACCGAGGCCATATCCTCTTCCCTTGCTCGCAGCGTCCACGTCTCCCAAGGGGTACTCGTCGTGGCGATCCGGTCCACCAGGTTGCAGCCCTGGCTAGGCAATTCCCTTCTCACGCGACCCGTACTGCGGTCATTCGGGCTAACGGGCGTCAGGTGGCGCCATAAACCTGCCTGAGTACTTCGCAGTTGGCTGGCCCTGGGGCATAAGCCGTTTCGTTGCGCAGTGATTCCATTGAACCATGGTTCATTCATCGAAGTCAACCATAGTTCACTTGCGGGCGTAAAAAAACCCGCACATAGCGGGTCGCTGGGCGCGGCGGTTTACCTGAGCCTTGGCGGCAGTGCCGGGACGGCGCCACCGAAGATCAGGACGAAACAGCCAAACAGAACTACTAGGATGGTGGCGACCGAAAAGAGCTTGGCAATCACCGAAACGTCACCCTTTCCAAGCATGTCAACCATGCGGGTGAGGATGTAGGCGCCCATCATCAGGCCGATTGCAGGTATCACGATGCCACTCCTTTCGAGTCGATTGCTGATTGTAAGGGCATAGCCGCACGTGGTGGTTCAGACCTAGCCACAGTCTGCTGGGGCTTCAACCGCCTTAAACAGTTTGTCTACCTGACCTTTCCAGGTTGAATAGTAGGTGTAGGCTTTGGCATTCGTCACGTTGCCCACTTGGTGAAGATCGATTAGCAAGGCAACACTGCCTTTGGAGCGCCCCATGATTTCCACCGTGATGAAGCCTTCGGATGGGTTGCTCGGGTTCTGCACGACGTGCCCTACGTCGCTGCACTTCGATTGATGCTCATAAAGCGCTTGGCTGATCTGATTGATCGTCAATGGAAACTCGCGTTCCGCTCTAAGATGCTCTTGGTTCCTAATGTCGGTAGCGGAAATGTTCTGTACGGCAGCGCAGGCAGAAAGGCCAAGCAGGAGCACGCCAAAAGTAATTCGGATCATATTGAAGGCCCATTGTTATGCATCACGACCGCACCCATTGTCCTGTTTCGTCATCTCGAAGTCGGGCCCCAGCCCATACAACCTGACCAAGCACACGGGCAGGATGCCCATTCTCCAGTGGGATATCGGGGTAGGCTGGGTTGAACGACCGAGCGACCCACCGCCCCGTCAGCTTGTCCTTGGCCACCGTCTTGACGATCATCTTGCCGTCATAGTTGATGGCATAGACGCCGCCGCCGGCCACGTCCTGCAGCGTGAGGCTCTCGTTGGGGACGACAAGCAAAGCGGCGCCGTCACGAATGACCGGCTTCATGCTGTCGCCTTTTGCATACACCACGCGAGCCTTACCGGCGTCGGCGCCCACAGACCGTAGGAACGACCTGCGGAACTGGATGACCCCAGTTTGTGTTTCGTCGGTGTTTTCAATCCCATCGCCGGCCGCCAGGCGCACGTCGGCCAGCTCTGGCACCTTCTCAAACTTGTCGTTAGCGGCAAGCGGCTCGCCAGGTCCGACGTTGGCGATAACGCCAGCCTGTGTACTAAGTTTGAGTGCTACGGGAGCCCGCAACGGAATCTTCTCAGCCTCCCAGGGCGCCGGGGGAAGCCCGGGGATCCGCATAGGGAAGGGATCGTCGGCAGTGTCCATGTCGACCAGACCACCTGGAGCATGACTGCGCGAGACTGAGGCAGGTGCTGCCGTCACCGGCCCCGGTGCGACCGTTATACCAATGTTCATCTGGGCTATCGCCAGCGCCATTGCTCCCTGCAAAGCGTTCAGCTGCGACGGAGGCAGCTTGCGCACCTGATCTTCGGGGATGGTCGAAAAAGGCCATGGGGAAGGTTGCGGTGCCGCAACAACACCCGACTTCATATCGCCTTCACCAAGTGCCAGCCAATCGCTAGACACCCCAAGTAGACGGGCCGCCAAGGCGTTGTTGGCCGCATTGAACGCGCTCGATTTCCCGTCGATCACCTTCTTCACGGCCTGGTAGGACGTGTTCAAGCCTTCTGCCAATTTGGACGCAGAAACATTCGCCGCCTGCATTGCGGCGGAAAGGCGATCTCGATACTCAACCATAGTTGTAAAAGTAGCCGATTTTCATCTAACCATAGTTGCTTTCAGAGCGTGAACTATGGTTCAATGAGGGCATGAAAAAAGCCGAAGCCATCCGTCTTCTAGGCGGAACCGTGACATCAGCAGCCAAGGAAATTGGCATCACGTATCAAGCCGTCGACAAGTGGCCTGATGAATTGACGCGAGCGATTGAGGACCGCGTTATCGCGGCCCTAGCTCGACGGTCGATGCGTCCTGAGCTGCTTGGGCTTCCCGCCAAGCCTCGGAAGCGAGGTAAAGCCGCCGCAGTTGGCGCTTCGTAGTCCGGTTGAAGAGTTGTTGTTTTCCATGCGGTGAATCTTAGTTGTGCACCGCCATAAAGAATATGTTCGGAGTCTGTCCCCATGAACACTAAAGATGCCGCGTACCACACCGTCCACGACTATGAAGGTGGCAGCGAATCGTTGGGTCCGCGAGTCGGCATTTCCGCCGCTGTGCTGCGCAACAAGGTCAATCCGAACAACGAGACCCACCACCTGAGCTTTGAAGAAGCGCAGCGCATCGCCGGTCTGACGGGCGACTTCCGCATGTTGCGCGCTTGGGCTCATCAAGCCGGATTCCTGCTGATCAAGGCCCCCAAGGGTTGTGACTCGGATATGTCCGTGCTGGAAGGCGTCGTGGAAGTTGGCGTGGCACACGGCCAGTTCATGCAGACCATTCACACCGCGCTCGCAGACGGTCGTGTCGACCACAGCGAGATCAATGTGATCCGTCGTGCTGAACGTGCATTGCAGACGTCTGCTGCCACGGTCACGCAGCGCATGGAAGGGATGGCCGAGTAATGGACAATCGGGTCTTCATCCTCTCCAGCCCGCTTGCCCGTCGCAATGCCGCGCATGCGTGCGCCCATGCGCCCGATGGCTACAAGGTGGAGATCAAGGCGAAGACCCGTTCACGGTCGCAAAACGCTTTCTCTCACGCTTGGTACGAAGAAATCTCTCTGGCCCTGCCGGAAGACGATGCCATTGGATGGAAGTGCTACTGCAAGCTGCATCACGGCGTGCCGATCCTGCGTGCCGAGGATGAAGAGTTCCGTGAAGCCTATGACGGCGCCATCAAGGGACTGACATACGAGCAGAAGTTGCTCGTCATGCGCGTGTTCCCCGTCACGTCCCGTATGACCACCAAGCAGTTGACCAAGTACGCCGAAGCTGTGCGGGATGACTTCTTCGCGCGCGGCGTCATGTTGGAAGTGGAGGCTGCATGACCCGGAACACCACCCTCAAGCGCAGCGCACCTCTGCGGGCGAAAACGCCCATGGCTCGTTCCAAGGTGGAGCGCCGGGAAGGGCTGGGCCGAAAGGTGGAGATCGTCATGGGCTTCTACCGTCCCCCGGGTCACAAGCTGCCGACGCTACTGCGCAGCGAGCAACACCGTCGCAATGTGGCGGCTTTGAACTGCGCCTGTTGTGGGCGGCAAGGCCCGAGCCAGGCTGCCCACGCAAATTTCACCAAGGGCATGGGGCTGAAGGCATGCGACAGCCTAACGTTCCCGCTGTGCCCTGAATGCCATCGTGACTTGGATCAGGGTGGGAAGTTGCTGAAGGCAGCGCGCCGCCACCGTGAGTGGGTTTACGTGGACTGGGCGCGGGCTGAATTGATGGCGCTGGGCCAGTGGACGCCGGAAATCGAACTGCACTACCGGGAGGCTTGCGAGCCTCTGAAGAGGGCTACGGCATGAAGACGTTTATCAAGTCTCACGTGATGGAAGGCTACTGCGCTGGCCTTATCCCCGCATGGTTTGTGCGGGTTGTTTTCTCGGTCTTGCGACTGAGGGGGTACTGAAATGGCAAGAGCCAGAAATATCAAGCCGTCCATCATGGACAACGAAGATTTGGCAGAACTGCCAGCTTTGCACCGCCTGCTGTTCATCTATCTGTGGATGTTGGCTGACCGCGAGGGACGACTTGAAGATCGGCCCAAGCGAATCGCAGCAAAGGCCCTTCCTTATGACCGCGATGCGGACGTCGAAGAGATCCTGACGGAACTACAGCGGTTCGGATTTATCGACCGCTATCAGGTTGACGGAAAGGCTGTGATCCAGGTGGTTGCCTTTGCCAAGCACCAGTCTCCGCATGTACGTGAAAGCCCCTCGGAATTGCCCGCCAAGGAACAAGGCACAACCAAGGATATGCCTGAGCACAACCTAGGCAGTGCCGAAGCATCGCCAGGATCGCCTGATTCTCTGATTGCTGATTCTCTGATTGCTGAAGAAAACAATATGTCGGGCAAGCCCGACGCCGATCCGCTTGAGGCGCCCAAGTCCAAACCCGTGAAGGCCACAAATGCCCAAGCCCGGGAAATCCTGGCATACCTGAATGCCCGTACCGGCTGCGATTACCGAGACGTGGAATCGAACTTGAGTCTGATCCGGGCCAGGATCGACGAGGGGTACTCGGTTCAAGAGGTGAAGGCCGTCATCGACGACCGAGAGGCGAAGTGGAGGGGCGACGACAAGATGTGGCCCTACATGCGTCCCGAGACGCTGTTTGGCGCCCGCAAGTTCTCGGGCTATGTCGGCCAGGTCAAGCCCACGGCACCCGGCGCTGGCTGGTGGATCAAGGCCGGATTTGGCACCCCGTTCGAAGCGGAGAACGCCGGTTGCAGCGAAAAAACCGCATACCTGTGGCAAGACGGCCACCGCCTGGAGGCAACAGCATGAACGCGCACGAACTGAGCCAACGCTTGGCGGACGACGCCCTGCGCATCGCGGAATACCTGCTGCCCGGTGGCAAGAAGGCATCCGGCGAGTGGAAGGCCGGGAGTGTGTCCGGCGATGCTGGCGGCTCGCTATCTGTCCGTCTGACCGGATCGAAGAAGGGCGTCTGGAAGGATTTCAACACGGGCGAATCGGGCGATCTGCTGGACCTGTGGGCATCCGTCCGCATCCTGTCCATCGGGCAGGCCATGGCAGAGGCGAAGGCTTTTCTGGGCATTCGAGACAGTATGCCGAAGAAGGAAATGCCGACGTACAAGCGCCCGGCCAAGCCTACCGCGCACAAGCCGAAGCAACCAGTGCGGGACTGGCTGATGAGCCGTGGCCTGACGGAAGAGACCATTGCGGCATTTCAGATCGCTGAGCAAGAGCGCAATGGCAAGGCCTATGCCGTCTTCCCGTACCTGCGCGAAGGCGAGTTCATCAATGCCAAGTACCGCTGCGTGTCCGACAAGAAGGACATGCGCCAGGAAGGCGGCGCTGAACCATGCCTGTTCGGCTGGCAGTTGATCGACCCCAAGACGCGCACCGTTGCGATCTTCGAAGGCGAGATTGATGCCATGACCGGCCACCAGATGGGTATTCCGTCCCTGTCAGTTAACGCAGGGGCAGGCAATCACCAGTGGCTGGACAACGACTGGGAGCGGCTGCAACGGTTTTCCGAAATTTACCTCTGCTACGACAACGACGAAGCAGGACAGAAGGGCGCCCGGGAAGTGGCCAATCGGTTGGGCTTGGAACGCTGCAAGGTTGTGCTGTTCGACAAGGCCAAGGACGCCAACGATTACATGCTGGGCGGTGCTGAAGCGGCGGACTTTGACCACTGCTTCCGGGCTGCCCGTCCCTTCGACCCAGAAGAACTGCGCCCCATGTCGGACTTTTGGGGGCAGGTGAAGGCGTCCTTCTGGCCCAGCGGCGACAAGTTGGTCGATCCCTGCCTGACTTTCAACGGCACCGATCACACGTGGTTCCAGTTCCGCCAGGGTGAGCTCACGGTTTGGACCGGCTACAACGGCCACGGTAAGTCTTTGCTGCTGAACCAGGTGCTGATCGGTTTGCAGTGCCAAGGCGAACGGGTATGCGTGTTCTCGGGAGAAATGACGCCCGTGAACCAAGGCCGTCGCATGACCAAGCAGTTGACCGGTCAAGATCGCCCGGCGCAGGCCTACTTTGACCATTGCGGCCTATGGCTGCAAGACAAGGCGTGGCTGTTCAACCTGACCGGCACGGCCACCATCGACCGCCTGTTGGAAGTCTTCCGCTACGGCTTCAAGCGATATGGGATTCGCCATTTCGTGATCGACAGCCTGATGATGACCGACGTACCAGAGGATGGTGCGGGCGCAATGTCCGCCCAGAAGGAAGCCATGCGCAAACTGGCCAGCTTCTGCCGCGAGTTCGGCGTTCACCTGCACCTGGTGGCTCACCCCCGTAAGGGCGAGAACGAGAAGAAGAACCCCGGGAAGATGGACGTGGCCGGCAGCTCCAAGCTGACTGACGCCGCGGACAACGTGTTTTCCGTCTGGTCGGCCCAGAAAGAGGACGGGGAGTCGCCCGATACGCCGGACGCCAAGCTGGAACTGCACAAGCAGCGCAACGGGGAGACGCAGGCTCGAAGCCTGTACCTGTTCTTCAACCGCCAGGCCATGCAATTCACCACCAATCCCCAGCGCCGCCCGTACACGTACGTGCAGTACTCCGGCGTGCCCGAAACCGTCTAAGACCATATCCAGGATCAACCATGAATATTCAGAATCGCAGAGGAAATAAGAGGGTGGTGCTCGCGGCCTTGGAGAAGCAGAACTTGCAAACCATTGCCGAGATTTCGGCGGTCACGGGATTGAGCAAAGTCAGCGTTCGCAATGCGCTGGTTCTTCTGATGGCGGACAGCGCGGTCCATCGCCGCCCTGAAGTGCGGCAGTTCGCTACTTACGAATCGCACATCTACGCAGTCGGTGCGGGAGAGGCCCAGGATGAACCGGAAATCCCGATCATCAACGAGCGGGATCGTAAGAAGGCGCTGGAACAGGTGGCCTCGACGATTTGCCTAGTTCGTGGCGGCTACGTGCCTGGCATGTTCGATCCCTTCCGCGTTCTGCGCGCACAGGTGGGCGCATGATGCACAAGAAATTCGAACTGAACACCCAGGGACGAGACATCGCGGTTGGCGACATCCATGGCTGCTTCACCAAGTTGCAGGAGCGACTGGACGCCATTGGCTTCAACCCGGAGGTCGATCGCTTGTTTTCGGTGGGAGACCTCGTAGACCGCGGCCCCGAGAACCATGCCGTGCTGGATTGGCTAGCACGCCCTTGGTTTCATGCGGTCATGGGCAACCACGACGACATGGCAATGCGCTGGCCCTTGGGAAATATGCAGGGCGACATTTACCGGCGCAACGGCGGAGGCTGGAACATCGACCAGCCGCGCTCCGCGCAGCTCGAAATCTCAGACGCCATGGGGCGCTTGCCCGTGGCCATCTTGGTCGAGACGGCGCTGGGCCTGGTCGGCATTGTCCATGCTGACGTGCCGACGCCTAACTGGGGCGAATTCGTCGATGCGCTCAATGGCGACTCCGGCCTTCGGGCCCGCGCGGCAGCAGACACGGCCATGTGGTCGCGCGGCCGCATCACCGAGGGGAACACGGCCGGCGTGCCAGACGTGCGCGCTGTTGTGGTGGGCCACACCCCTCTAACAGAGGCTGTTGCCCTTGGGAACGTGCTGCACATAGATACAGGAGCGGTGTTTGGGCGCGACTTCACGCTTCTGGATCTCGCCACGCTGGAGGTCGTATGAACCGAGCGTATGCCCTGGGGCGCCTGAAGACAGGCCATCTCAACAAGACCGAGCAAGCCTATGCCGACTACCTGGGCCAGCTCCAAGCGGTGGGCGGCATCCTCTGGCACAAGTTCGAGGGGATGAAGTTCCGCCTGGCTGACAACACGTTCTACACGCCCGACTTCGCGGTGATGGCACCTGACGGCCAGATCCAGCTTCACGAGGTGAAGGGCTTCTGGCAAGACGATGCGCGCGCCAAGATCAAGATCGCGGCCGACATGTACCCGTTCAAGTTCATCGCCGTGAAGGCCCGCGCCAAGAAAGACGGCGGCGGCTGGCAAATTGAGGAGTTCTGAAATGGCTATCCCGAGAAGCGTTGAAGATTCGAACAAGCAAATGCGCAATGCCGCCATAGATCGGCTGCGCAGCCAGTACGGCGTGAAGATCACCAAGCACAGCAGCTGCGCTACCAGGATCGCCGAGGAAATCCATAAGGTCGATCCGAGTCTTCCGGCTGGTGAGGCAATGACCGTGATCCGTGCTTGGGTGGCGCTAAGGCCGTCAGAGGTCGTTCCGCCTCGTCTGCTTAAAGATACCGGCCGCGTGTATCAGATGAGCAAAGACAAGGGCCTGCAATTCGCTGCTGCGCGCTTGCAGGACATGCGTATGCCGAGCCCGGTGAACATGAGCAGCAAGGTGCTGTACAGCCCGGAGTACGCGTAATGGGCGCGCTCCTGCCTAAGTGGGCAATGGGCGACCCGGCCCTTGTCTGCGAGCGGCTTCAGGGAATAGAGCGCCGGCCGAGTCTCCCGCCCAAGCTGACCCGGCAGGAGCAGGCAAGAAAGGAACTAGAGCAGCTATTCAGCGAGGATCACATGACGAAAGACGAAAGCGAACAACTGGAAGAACTGCTTATGACCTGGTACCACTGGGCCAAGGCACATCGGGAGCATCTGGGCCACAGCCGTGTGGCGCCGGGATTCCAAGGCGTCTCGGACCTGGATGGCTACGGGGATGACGACGACACCGACGCGAAGCTGAACCGGTACACCGCCGAACAGGTAGATGTCTGCCTCAGTACGCTGCCGGTTGACCTGCGCGCCGCTGTCGGGATCAGCCTACGGAATAAGGATGTGCCGAATCAGGTATTCCGCAATCCGCGTTGCAGCTTGGAAGAGCAGCAGCGTCGCTACCAGGCAGCCAAGGAAATACTGCTGCCGATGTTGCGGCGGCGAGACATGATAAAGGTGATCGCGTGAGGGGTTGCATTGCGTATCAACGTAGGTACCATCCTTTCCAAGTGGACGGCGCTCGTCCATAGGAAACGAAGCCTCGGCAGATGCCGGGGCTTTTTGCATTGGAGCTTCCGTGAACGAACAGACCATCGAGCAGGAGATTCAGGCCAAGGACAAGACAGCCCCGCGCATTACGCCGGCAGACATCGAGGCAAATATTGATGGCGAGTACTACTTCACTGCCGAACAGGGAGTGCAAGCCGCAATGCTCGACCAGGACGAGCTGACCCGTCTTACCGGCATGCATGCTGAGCTTCGCGTGTTGACGTTCTGCGTCCTACACCTGAAGAACGGCTTCACTGTTACGGGTGAGAGCGCATGCGCCAGTATTGAGAACTTCGATCCGGACATCGGCCGGAAGATCGCCCGGCAGAATGCAGTGCAAAAGATCTGGCCGCTGATGGGCTATGAACTGCGCTCGAAACTGTCGGCATGAGTGATCAACGAGACATGATCCTTCAGGTGGACGGCAAATCCCTTCAGATGGAAGGTCAGGAGATTGTTGTTCTCTCCTATCCGTGTGCCGTGCATGACGAACAGGCAGAACACATCAAGCGGCAGTGGGCTGAAGCTGGTCTGCCGGGTAAGTTGGTCGTTCTGTCTGATGGCGCCACGATCAGTGTGCTGGGCCGGGATGAGAAGCTGGACCGCATAGAGGCCAAGATCGACGCACTGCTGGATGCACTGGCAGATGAAGGCGAAGAGATGGAACAGCCCGAGTTCACGCTTGATGGCGAGGCAGTAGGCGGCGAGCGGGACGATTCCCAGCCGCTATGAGCAGCCAACCCTGGAGCGCTTGGTACAAGACCTGGCGCTGGCAGAAGCTGCGGGAGCGTCACCTAAGGGCGCATCCCTTGTGTGTGATGTGCGAGGCAGAGGGAAGGGTGACAGAGGCTAGGGTGTGCGATCACATCGAGCCACACAAGGGAGATCCAGAGAAGTTCTGGAACGGTCCCTTCCAGTCACTATGCAAAGCGCATCACGACTCAGACAAGCAAGCGCTCGAGAAGTCCGGGCGCCGAAAGGTGCAGATCGGGGTGGATGGCTACCCCATAGAGGGTATGCACCAGACCGGTGCGTCCTCTGGAAGATGAGAAAAACTCTCATTTCCGACCTTGAAATGTTACAAATGGCCGGGGGGGAGGGGTGCTCAAAAAATGAGCAACGCCACCAAGACCGGCCGCTCCCCTAATTTCTCGCATCCGCAATTCACAAGACGAGGTAAATAAATGGCTCGACCGAGGCTCCCGGCCAGCAAGGCGGAGGTCTCCGGCGCCGCTGTCCATGACCCGCAACGGTTCAAGGAACGGAAGGCTCCGAAGGGAACCCGCCCGCTTGGCGAACCCTACGTGAAGATGACCGATGATCAAAAAGTGGCGTGGGAGGAGTACCGCGCCGAGCTGCCCTGGTTGAACAGTTCCCACCGACCGCTGCTGCGCTTGGCCTGTATCTGGACGGCGCGCATGGATGACGCCGATTTCGGAGTTTCGGCAACGCAGGCGCTTAGTTCGATTCTGTCGAAGCTGGGCGCGACTCCTGTTGACGAGACCAAAGTAAACCATGGCGACGGCGAAGACGAAGACCCCGCTGACAAGTTCTTTGGCCGACCGCACTAAGGAGTACGCGGAGGCTGTAGTGGCCGGGGTGATCGTAGCCGGTCCCCATGTGCGCAACAGCTGCAAGCGGCATTTGCTGGACCTGGAGAAGGGCGAAGAGCGCGGGTTGTACTTCGACCACGCAGCCGCCAAGTACGCGTTTGATTTTTTTGAAGGCGTGCTGAAACTCTCGGAAGGCCAGTTCGAAGGCAAGGATTTCGAGCTCCACGCGAGTCAAGCATTCATCATTGGGTCGCTGTTCGGTTGGAAGCGGGCTGACGGCACGAGGCGGTTCCGTCGGGCCTACATCGAGCAGGGGAAA